CTGTGTTTCTACAAATCGTGCGTTAGTTACATCGTGTGCAAACAATCCTTCTTTTGTCATTGCGTATATTATCGGGTCTCCGTCAGCGTTTCTTGCTACAAATAAATCAGTTACATAGCCATCAGGCAATGGTAACTTGGCATCATTGGTCTCTGTCCCCAAGCTAGAAGCGTACCAAAGTTGTCCCGTATTGTCTATTCCCCATAGTTTGTCCTGCCAAAACGTAAGAAACTTGGTATCTTTAGTATCATCAGTAAAGCTACTCGAAGGGTCAGATGTATAAGTGTATCCTCCTGTATGAGCTATAACTAAATATAAAGTACCACCCATTCTTACTTCTAAAGCGTCTGTTGCAGTGTCAGGTAAAGTGTCTAAGGCAGATCCAAAACCTCCCGTAGAAACTGCCCCGGGTTCAAACTTATATATTTTTTTGTTTGCCCATATTCCGTATAAGTTGCCATCAAACTCTTGAATTAAATCCAGGGATTGCCCACTGGTATCACTGTCTCCGTTGGTAACGGTTTTTGTTTTAGCCGGCAACACTAGGTGTCTTTTGTAGCGAAGGCTACAGGTACTCCACCACGCTCTGTCTACGTCTTTTGCCCCTTCCATCCTCTCTACACCTATACCACCCCTGAAATCAGACCAGGAAATTACACTTGCTCTAATCTGCGAATCCTGAGTGGTATCTCCAATAACAACCTTAGCAGGGTAAATGGAGGCAAGTACCTGCTGCACGGGCCTGGTTATTGGGTAATACTTTCCGTTAAGAAATACTTCATTTTTTTTTACTACTTTATTTGCCATTACCTCACCGTTCTGACGTTAGTCAAAAAGGGCAGGGCATTCCTTGATTCTGCCGCTTTGTTGTGCCAAAATCCCGCAAGCGTTCTCATTCCATCTGTATCTATATCATTTCGTATTGATCCCGCCTGTGCAGTTAATGCAGTTGCATAAGCTGTCACAAACCTTTCCGGGACTTCTGTAGTTGTTGTATCTGCTGAAAACTCTGTAGGCACATTTCCTCCTACTAGTTTAATTAATCTGTATCCAGCCAACGCTCTTCCTCTGTCTGACAATACTAAGTCAGCAGTGCTGGCTCCTTGCACAGTACCCTGTTTATCTACTCTCCATGTATTCCTGGCTAGTTTTTCCCATGCTGCAGTATCATTCTTCACTACTTTAATGTCATCTAAATGAACTACACAAGCTCCTAAATCAGAGTCATATTCAAATCTTACTTGTGTAATAGCAGTATTATCATAAGGGGCAACTAATGCTACTCTGCAATATTTCCAAACATTAGCTGTTAAAGCAGGAACATCTAATGATTCTTCAATACCACCTGCATCTACTAAATGTATTTTTAAATTACCTGCACTTGTAGCTACTGAAGACTTAATCCAAAATTCTATATAATCATACTTAGATATATCAACTGTAGTAATAGTATCTGAAGCTGTATCTCCTGCTGAAGCACCTGCTGCAATTACAATCTTGTTAGAAGCAGATCCTGTTTTGTAATCTTCTGTATCTGCTGTTATAGTAAAATCAGAATCAACACTCTCATCAAATGCTGAATTACAATTATGTAATAATTTTTGTGTAATCTTGTCTCTGTAATAAACATCCTGGATCATTGCCAACCCGCTTGGGATTTCCCACCTGGTATTAATTCTGTCTGTGTGTGTATCAAGGTTTTCTACCGGATCGTATACTCTTCCTGTTACTTCCCATATAGACTGATTGATAAACTCATCAATTACATCAGGATTAAATCCATCATTCCATAACTCATAAGTTACACTTCCCGCAATAGTTCCTGCAACTGCAGCAAAGGTCATAGTACCTGTTGATGATGCGTAATCTGTTATTCTTCTGGTAGTTCCATCATAAGTTCCTGAAGTAATACGGATGTAACTTCCATTATATTCATCATCACCACCAAACAATGTAGTATCTACAGCAGTAGTAGTAGAGCCACTCCCTGAAGTAGATCCTGTTATCATCTTACCCAAGTTTCTGCCTACAGCTTTTCTTAAATCTTCTAATGTTTTACTTTGTGTTACTGCCATATTACCACTTTACCTTGTTTGCCCAATATGCAGCACTCATGTTTCCACGAGCTATATTCTTTGCATGACGAGCTTTGAATGATTTCCTTCTTGCTTTTCCTTTAGCTGTCTTGGGACTTTTACCTGCTCCACTAACACCTTGTTGTCCAAACCTGATAGTCTTTACTTTATCTCCAGACTTGGCTACAACAACATGAGATTTAGTTTTATGACTAGGAGTTCGTTTAGGTTTATTAAACCCTGACACCCCTGCTCTTTTCAATCTTGGATCAGCAGCCATAATTACATTCTCTTTTTTCTTTTCATAGCTTTCTTTTTTTTCTTTTTAGGTGGTCGCCCTCTTCGGCTTCCGTATGTACCTTTACCCATTGGTGGCATTTTTTTCCTCCTTCTTTGCTTTGTTAACTCCTGCTTCCCCCATTATTCTGACCTGTTCTTTTAATTGTTTATTTTCTCTTGTCAGAGCTTTATTCACAACCCTAAGTCTGAACAACTCATCTTCTTCCATAGCCTCTGCTATGTCACTCTGTAGTACAACTACATTATCGTTGACTTGTTCTTGCTTTCCGTTTGAGTTCTCTGTTAAGTTTCTTTCTGTCACTTGCTATTCCTCCAAAATATATTTTACCTGTTGTGCTTTCACTTCTTTTTAATTTGTTAGTTCTTATTTCATTTAGTATTTTACCAACTTCTTTTTTCTGTTCCTTGTTCATAGCTTTCTTTTTACCCTGCTCTCTTACTCTGGTAAGCCATGTTTCATGCGCCTCTCCTATCATAGTTTCAATAGCATTGGCTGAGTAGGGGTCATTAGGAATGTATGGAACATTATGTAACACAGACCTGCGTTCTGTAACTGAATCGTAAAAACTAAATGACAATGATTTAATACTGCCTGCTCCTTTCTCCCCCAAAAGAGTTACTCCGAGAGGCAGTATTAATCTTCTATCGTAAGTTTCAGACCCTACGAACTGCAATATTAAGCTCCTAAGTTAAGCCATACTCCTGAATATTCAGTAGTTGCTCCAACAGCTACAACTCCACCAAGTATAAACTCAGCACTAGAGTCGTCTGCCACAACATCTACAGAACCATCAGTAGTAGAACCTGTCATAACATTTTTACCTAATACAACTGTTCCGTTAGTCAGAACTGATGCAAATCCTTTAACCTGATTCCAGAAGTAATAGTTAGCTGTAACATCACATCTTGGAACACCTGCTGCGATACCATCAATGTCATTAACATCCCAAACTTCTACACCATTTTGTGGGTTTTTAAGTAAACCAACTTGTGATGAAGTAGTAAGAGCTGTTGCTACTTTGTCTGTATCATACAGGTTAATAGTTAAGGTTGCACTTGTTGATGCTGCAGAGTGATTTTTAATACTCCATGCCTGACCTTCGCCATCAACATCATTTACAAACAGGTAACCATCTTCATAAGTACCGACTGTTGTGCCTGAACCTGTGTAAGAACTTGATGCTGTTATTGCAGTAGAACTACCATTAGTAACTGTTAATTGAGTTGCTCCTGCTGATACTGCTGCTGCTACAGCTAAGTCCTTAATATGGTCTGTTGCAGTTTGTGCCTGCATAGTTACCTTTCCAGCAGTAATTGCTTCGCCTGAATAAGCATAAACAAATTCACTGCCATCTGGTAATACCATTCTAGCTCCGATTCTATTCTTCTTTGCAGAAGTAGTTTTTTTCTCGTCACCAAAACGTCCTGCTATTATTACGGGTAATGCCATAATATCCTCCTATTTAACTGCTAGAGGTCGTGCCTCTAGGATCAACCGATAAATAAATTCGCATAAGCTCGGTCAATCGTTACACTTATACTGGAAAGCAGAATTACTCCTCAGTTTCTACCATAGTTATTTCCTGAACTACAGGTATTTCCTTTGGAGTAACTTCTGTTTTCTTGTTATTTTTTGTGGGTTTACATACACAAGGTTTACCTTGAACTTCAAGTCTGCATTTGCCATTCCACTCTATAGGAAACAATCCTATAGCTCCCTTTCTTTGTTGCGTTGAAGGATCACTTGGTAGGTTAGGATAAGCAGAACCACAAGGCTTTGCTAAATCCCCTTCATTATTGAACTTTGGTTCATGGTTATAGTATGTAGTCTTGCCCTGCCAATCTGGCAACAAGCCTTCAAACTTATCTATTCCCATTTCTTTCCTCTGCCTATTAATTTCATTTCGCAAAGGTTTGTTTTTATTTCCGTACAAATGATTGACCATATGATTCCTCCATTAATCATTATGCGTTAGTTGCTAATGCAGCTGCATCAAAGATAAGACCTGCGCCTTTGGTATCGTCTAACTCGAAAACACCATAGTCTGAAGTCATAACAACTTCTGTCGCTCTAAGTGAGGCATCTCTCTGCCTCTCCTGTCTGGTTTCAACCGAATTAAGAACTGCCATAGCTCCCTTAGAAGCAATAACACCTGTTGCATCATCTGATGAATCAACAGCTAAGTTACCATCTTCAAAGATTGGTACATTGTTCATAGGTCGTAACCCACTCCAGAAATTCTTTAATAAATCAGCAGAATATCCATCAGGAATTGCATTACTTGCAGCTGCTGCCACAGTTGCTGCTTCCTTAGATAAGTATGCTACTGAGTTTGGATGATGAAGTATATATACATCACTACCAAACTTGTTTGCTTTAGCATAAGCTATTGCTCCGTGTACATTACTAGATTTCATGTACTTGGTAGCTGCTCCCACAGTTGTTCCACCATTAAGTGAACTGTACAAAGAATGTACATCTGTGTCTTTTTTCCTAGCCATAGCATCTCCAAGTTGCTTACCTATTATAGTAAACACATTGTTTTGTTGTTCTTTAACAAGTTTATCAGTTAAGATAACCTTTGCTCCTACTTCACTTGCAGTAAGATCAACTGTTGTCATTCCGATATCCTCATCGTCAACAATGTCTACACCATCTGTTAAATCGCTAACTGTCATCTGTCCTACTTTTGGTACAGTAACCTGTTTTGCGCCACTAGGTAGACTAAAACTCTCTATAAGAGCCATCGCTGGAGCATTATGCTCTTCGGTATATCTGGCTGCTGCGATAATTATCTTACTCGCATTTTCCAGATTGCCTGTTGTTGCTGTTTGAGCCATTTCGCCCTCCCATTAACTATTTTATAAACCACCTAAGTGGACAAGTTACCTTGCTGCTTATAAGCCTAACACTCTTTTTGCAGCAGCAACAGCATCAGGACTTCTGTCCCCTGCGTTGTACTTATCAAGAAGTCTTGATTCGCTGGTCGAACCTTCTGCTGGAGCTTGACTATTGTCATACTGCTGTGCAGGTACTTGCTCCTTCTTTAGTTTCGCTATCTCAGCTTTCAACTTAGTGACTTCTGATTGTGAACTTGCGTGTTTCTCCATATCCTGTGGATTGTCAAATTGCATTAATGTCTTAGGAGATATGTTATGCTTCTCTCCTATCTCCATAGCTGCATTAAACTTTCCCCTGTAATACGCATCTAAATTTTGTATGTTCTGTGTGTACTGTTGTTCCTTGACTCTTGTTTGCTTTAACTGGTCAGTTAACTGATTAGCCTGAGTCTGTTCCATGCCACCTTCAACCAATGCCTGATTGTATTGCACAGCTTCAGCCTCTATAGCTCTCTGTTGTTTTTCAACCTCGTACTGCATTACCTGTTGTTGCAAATTCTCCTGATACTTTTTAGTTTCTTCAAGTTGCTTGTTCAAACTTTCAGTATCTATCTTTGGAGTTTCAGCTGGAACTTCAGTTGTTTCCTCAGAACTTACTTGCCCATCATCCTGTGATACAGGAGCTTCGGCTGGTGTTGTTTCTGTTGTTACTTCTGAAGGGGTAGTGTCAGTAGTTGTAGGTTCGGCAGGTGTGTCAGTAGCAGGCGCTTCTGTGCTTGGAGCAGCAGGCGCTGGCTCTGTATTTGTGCCGTCTAAACTTAATTGTTGTTCGTTATTTTCGGTTACCATAAATTCCTCCTAGTGTAAAGTATCCTATTTTGTTTATAATTTGTCAATTACTCAACCCTCTTAGTGTTTGCAAAAAATATATCATTTGATATTTGTTTCAAATCTTCCCTATCTCCTAAAGCCTGTAACCTAGCTCTTTGACCTGCAATAAGTTTTCCGTATTCTTTTCTTCCAGAATCCCCCCCTGTTACTAGCATTCTTTGTATTAGGTTCATAGGAACAGGAGATTTTTTTGTATTTCTAAGTATATATAATTTTTGCTCTGGTGTTAACCTTGCCATAAATCTATCTCTTAATGCAGAAAGTAATACAGTATCTGTATTGCCTGCCTCAGTTTTAGCATGAGCTGACAAACTATAATATTCTGCCAATGCTCTTTTGTTTGGGTCTGGATCATTCAAGTCATCTGATTCGTACTCTGGAGCTATTGCTTGTTTTCTTATAAAAATTTCTTCATTTATTTCATGGTATTCATTCATTAACTTGTAACCTGTTGCAGTAGTAGAGTTACCCAATTCTCTTAATCTGTCTATTCGTTCTTTATTCAGCTCATCTATTTTATCAAAATACTCTTTTGCATCGCTTATTCTTTTCTTTGCTTCTTCCTGAAATGGTGTTACTTTACTTTCTACTACAACACGAATAACATCTTTTTCATATGATTCTAAATCGCTATAATTTTTACTAAAGGTATCTACTGATACATCATTTAACAAATCTCCCATAGTGATAGGGTTCTGTGGAGTGCCTAAGAAATCTGCTCCTACACCTACAGCTCCTTTAGCTAATCCTTTACCAATCCCTTCTTTCTGTGCAGTATCTACTGCATCAGCTATGTTTAATCTCATGTCCTGCATAGCAAATGGCATCATCTGTTCCCCTATATTTAACAATGCAGTTTTAGGATCGTTGAGTACATCTGTTGTTTCTCCCATAAAAGTTTTACCTGTCCACAAATCCCACATCCTAGAAACTATAGGAGATGACACTCCTCTTCCTGCCTCCAGTACACCCTTTGGGTCTTTCTCGTAAGCTGAACTTCCTATGCCTGCAAACAATCTTGCCAACTGTAATTGCGCTCCAAACAAATTCCAATCTCTGCCACCTATTCTTATTGTCATAAAGTTTGGTTCTGGTATCCATTTTTTCTTTGCAATCTTTTTTCCATTTACAGTTTTATATTCTGTTATTTCTCTGAATGGGTTAAACTCAGTTTCATTTCCCAATGCCTCATTAAATAATACTGTCAAAGTTGTTGCTCCACCTACCATAGCTGCTAAATTTTGTGCTGCTATTCTTTGACTTAATGTTGTATGCACTCCAAACGGACTTCCTGCAACTCTTGCACTTCCATACAAACCTTCTAACAAATTATCTATTCTTGATTGAAAAAATCTTGGAGCAAATAATAACCACTCTCCCCATTCTCCTGCGAACACCTCATCGGTATAACCTGTTACTCTGTTAACAACATTAGTTATTTCTCTCATTTCTCCATCTGCAATTATTTGTGCAGTTGTTTTCCCTGTTCTTCCTTTTAACCTAGACAATTCTCCTGCTGCCATTTCCATTCTCATAACATCTCCAGCATTACCAAATGCTCTATTAAACTGCCTGAATGGAGATTGATCTCCTATTTTCTGAGATAATCTTCCAAAAATACTGATGTTATCTGATTGCTTTATTGCAAATTCAAACTCTCCACTAGATATATGAAGTCCATTATCTATCATGTCATCAAGAGTTATGCCATGTTCATCCATAAGTTTTTTATCCATAGCTTTTATTCTTTTACCCAGAACATGAGGATTGTATAAAGATTGAAAGTTTGCAGCAAATGCTTTACTCCATGCTTTTGGATTTCTCCATGCTCCAAATAACAATGTAATACCATTAGCTGACATATCAAAGGTTGCTCCCAATCCTCTCATTATTCCGTTTAATGCCTTGATAGCTTCATTGGATTGTTTGGGTGTTTTAATAGTAGGGTCATTTTTAATTATCTTATTCATTTCTTCTGCTGCATCGTCAATCCATGCCTGCCCTTGTATTCCCTGTAACTCAATCTGAGTATTAGATTCAAGGTCTTTCCTGAACTCTGCCCTGACTTTTTGTATTGATGCTTTAAATTCAGTAGGGAGGTTAGTTAAATCTTTTCTTATATCTTTAATAACTGCATTTATGTTTGCTCTTTCCTGTTTATTAAACTTTCTTCTTGTTATAGCTTTTAAGGAAGTTCTTATTTCTGTTACCAATGCTGTTATTTCATCTGGGTCAGCAAAAGGATTATCTACAAAGTCATCTACTTTTTTTAATAACTTATCATCTAATACTTTCAATGCCTGTAATCTTACCAATCCATCTCTGATTCTTGGCAACTTTTCAAATGGCACAGACAAACTACTGTCTAATGTTCCATCCTTTAATGCCTTTTCTAAAAAACCTTTATAAGCTGCTGGTATTTTTTTACCATCTAATCTCATATTTCCTAACACTCTGGCTCTG